GACCACTCCGGTAGCCCGCCCCCTACTTTCCTTACGGATTTCGTAGTCGGACCGGATTGCGCTAAATGCGAACTTAAATTTGAGGATATTGGGTAGACGTATCTCCCTTTATCCCAAGGAAGGGCATGATGGATTACGGGTTAGTAGCCCGCTTATCCTCCTTCTAGTTCAATTGAAGCCTTTCGGCTCTGTTACCAGACAATCTCTGGTCAACGCTACCGCACCGATCCATAGCCCGTTCCCCAGGTCCTTCTCCAAGGACCGAGTTCTTGCCGTTCATGATTCCCCATTGCCATCGGTTGGATCCCTAGACATCGTTGAAATCATTACTGGCTAAGGCCTTAGTGATCAAACGCGAGACAGAACGCCACAACCGGATGGTTGCAGATCGTTTCTTGCCGCCGAACTCAAGTCGAGCTCGTTCCACGACATTCGGAACTACAGGAATCGCATCCAGCTCCTCCCGTAATTCGTCAATCTGCGCGTAGAGAGCATTAAGCTCTAATACGGTAGGCTGGACCAAGGACTTCACTCGTTCTTGGATGGTTCCAAGGCGAGCCCGCATACCACTCAGTATGGACCCCACCACGTAGTATTCCCACGCGTTGAGGTGCCAGTTTCCTGGATCCATAACTGTGGCGCCGGTACCGTAAGAATCGTTCCTACGGACCTTTGCCATTCCGCGCAGATGCGCGTTAAGTGATGCCAGCAGGCCGCCTTGTAGTTTCACCCAAACCGATTTAGAGACTCGCGTCTCTAATCGATCGGCTATCTCCCTTACCTTTCCAGGCGATGCCTGTAGGAGCCAGTCCCTTACGGACAGACCCCATGGGCTTCCTATCCGGGTTAGAAGAATTGCCATACCCTGGAGACGGGACCTAGTCGACAACACGGCTGGCAGCCGTGCCACCGTTCGGTACCCATAGCCTAAGACCTTAGCCCCAATCCGCAATGCTTCCATCGCGGAAAGTCCACGACCAACACGACCTAACAACTGCTCCAACACCGAGTGGTCCGCTTTCGCGGCCCCCAAGGCTAGGAGACTTATGTGAGAGGCGTCTTGGCCACAGATAAAGGTTCGCTTAGCGAACTCAAAAGAGCCGTTCGACGAAATCAATGATTTCGCCAAACCTACCTCTACTCCGATCGCTCGGATTAGAAGCAAGTACTCCTTAGCTACTTTAGCGTCCGCAAGGACGATATCGTCTCCAAGTAAAGCGTAATCCGTGAACCAGCTAATTTTAGCATACGCTTTATAAGCCGCCCATTGGACGAGAATATGGTGGGTTAGCGAGAAGGCAGCCCAGGAGGTATAAGCCCCCATAGGCTGCCCTGCACCATACGTCACAACACCTTCATACGGCACCTTGAAGGGTTTGATCTTACGATCGTGACCAGTGGGTACGAGATACGGTCGCATTACAAGTAATGCGGCCCACTCAGACGCCATTCCAGGGCCCAATAGGAGACCCATCACGGTGTGCTGCAGCAAGATCGGAAAACGATCCGTGGCCGAACTTAGGTCGAATGACCAGAAGCTTTTTAGGCCTCTGGCCACAAGACGTTTAGCTGGAGCCATCTGATCAAAGGTCCCATCTTGTTCGATTACTCGAAGAAGAGAGAACAATCGATCATGAACCGGTTTCAGAACCATTTGCGTTACACCATCCACCATAGCGAAGACACGGGTCTTCCCGGCAGGTTCAGGCTTAAGACTTAGTTTCCCCAGTCCTTGAAGTCGGCCGAAGCCTTCTAAGGGACCGGTCAACGGTCGCGTACCCCCCATCATCTTATCGAAGAGCTCAAAGAGTCGGGTGATTTCCCGATCTTTCACACGGCGCAACCAGTCGATTAAGACTGGATACAGGTTACCGCGCAATACCTCCAGATCCGCGTCGCGCCCAGGATTCTTCCAGGCGCAACAATCTGAAAATACGGCCCCTATAGAGGTCGGAGATACCAAATTATCTTTCCCTCGAATTTTCTCAGGAAGGATAAATGGTTTCCGAGCCCCCCCCGTATTCGGTGACGAGGTTAACAACGCCATCAACTTAGGTCGTAAGTCCCAAGAGGCTCCTTCCCAACCCTTAGGCAGTAACCAGGCAAGCACTTGATCAGCTACTGGTAAACCAGTAACAGGAGTCCCTTTATAAGACTCGATATCAGTAACTGCTCCATCCTTTCGGATGTTTCGACCTGGTGACCAAGGCCATCGGTTGGCAACTTTAGAATACCCTACTTCACGAAAGAAGCAAGGTACAAAAGCATTTAAGAAGTTAGCCCAGTCCAAGAGTATTCCTATATCCATGGTACTAGGAGCTGAGATCGATTCTAGTTTCACAATACACCGCATGTCAATTACTTGATATAGGCGGAATAGAGTTAGCCAGATACGAATCGTCCAGATGTCCTTAGACTGCACAGCCCTTCGCATCCGCGGAGGAATTACTCGAGGAATCCCAGAGCCAGTCCGTGAAACCGCACATTTCAAGTCACGGGTGTTGTCAATCTTAAAGCCCCCTGCGGCCTGTTGTAACAGGACACAGCAAGCCTTCAGATAGATGACCACGTAGGCCCACCCGTTTTGGCGTTGTAACGCCACGACGAACTTACCGTATGCCATAATTGCGTTGTACCACCTAGAAGTCGCCCCTCCCTCTCTGAAGTGCAGCACTTTTCCAAGCGCCGCACCCAGAGCGCGACCACGTTTTACAGTGGTCTGCCACACAAAGTGGGCTCCAGGTACTATCGTCGTTAGATGATGTAAATGGAGTTTCATTATAAATATCTAGGTGAAGATAATTACAACCGCTTTATGACTTCGGTTTCCTACGAATCCCGTTGAGGACCCGCAGGGCCGCAGGCAGCCTTGGTAGGCTAGGAGGGTTATCTCCTTGAGGTTATTTTGGCGATATCTGTACTTAATGTACTCGCCCCCCTTAAGGTACCTCTAAACCGTCTAGAGTGTTGCTTGCGCGCGGGAGGTCCCAGCTCAGCCCCGAAGGGCCCCAGTATTCTAACTGGCCACACCCCTTCTAGTCGCCTGGCATCCCTAAGGATTTTCGGCCTAAGCGGCCTACCGTTTCGTCTTACGACGTCACGACGGCACACTAAGACTGAAACGCCAAAGGACCTCTACAACCGGAGTTGTTAGTTATCTTATTGATTTCTCAACTATTGGTTCGTAGATGGCGCTACCCAACTACACTAGCACTGTGGGTCGTTTCGACACACAGAACTCCATTTCCCTTTCGGGCATTGGTAGAGCTCCCTTGTCAGGGTACTAGCGGTACTACTTATGGTATCTCTACCCCTCGCTTCCTCTTCCAATAGCAGCCCGAAGACTTTTATAGCTTTGATCCAGCAAAGCTGGGGTTCCCCTTAGGCCACGGCCTGACCTAGGTTAGGGTTTTGGCGCTTTTAACCGCCACCCTCCCTGGTTCCCCGGTAACGCAACTCCGTTGCAACCGCTGTTGGTGCTCAAGTACCTTCAGGGCTAAGACCTATTCTCCCTTCTGTTTGGAACAGAAAGTAACGTTTTCAAACAGGAGCTTAGCCGGTTTCCCTTTCATCACGCGCGACACGCGTCCACTTACGTGGGCCAATGCGAACCAAGACGATCTTGAATCGAATTGACAACTGTCTGAAAGCCTTTTGGCGGACGGCAGATTGTCCGCTGGCCCAGTTGGGC